CGTATTGAGTGAAAGCAATACTAGGTGCAAGAAGTATTTGTGTGATATATATAATTGGGAAGATAATATAGATGAAGTTCTTGAAATTGCAAAATCAATAAGAATTACAGTACCTTCACCCGAAGAGAAAGTAATTAGCACGATTGAAAAATTTATCGAGAATCCAGATCGTGCAGTAGTAAACGATGAATTTGTAGAATCGCTGAAGCTGGCAGTTGAGAAGTTGAAAGAGGTGAGGTAAATGGATAGATGGACTGAAAGATTTAATAGCGATGGCAAAAAAGCTATTGCAATACATGACGGAAGTGATTTCCCAGATGTTTGTTTCGAGGGAGAAAGAGAATATGATGTAATGAATGCACTCGCTGAATATGAAGATTTAGAAGAACAGGGCTTGCTTGTGAGATTACCGTGTAAGGTTGGAGACACGGTTTGGGTGGTAACATCGCCAATTAATGTGTTTGGTTATGATGAATATGATGGAGATGCGGAATATGAAGTATATGAATCTTTTTTATCAAGCGTATCTTATTATGCGTCTGGAGAACAATTCAGAATTTACGCAAAAGTAACGAATAGTTTTATTGCGGCATACTTTAGAGAATGTGATTTTGGAGAATCTATATTTCTCACCCGCGAAGATGCTGAGAAGAAGTTGGAGGAGATGAAGAATGACAAGGCCTGAGATTACGGCAGAATTATCAACCATGATTGAAAAGAAAATCAATCCGAACAACGATCCTCGTATCTACTGGGCAAAAGAGGTGACGTTTGATTATTCTACAAACCATGCAGTTAGAGTGGACTATATGAAATTTGTTCCAGTGAACAATAGTGTTTCCGGGATAGAAAAAGGTGATTGCTATTGCTATGAAATCAAGTCATCTATTGAAGATTTCAAATCTGGCCATGGATTGAATTTCATTGGAGATTACAATTATTTGGTTATGCCAGGGGAATTAGCTGCAACAGTATCTTTGAAAATCCCGTATCATGTAGGAATATATGTCCCAGAAGGAAACGAACTTATATGTGCCAAGAAAGCCAAACGAGCCAACAGAGCGAGGCCTGTATCTGAAATACTTCTGATGATGTTTCGGTCTGCAAACAGAGATTACAGGAAAACGGTAAAGAAACTGGAGGAGATGGAGAAATGAATAATAAACCTACACCAGACATAACGCCAAATCTTGCTATATCAGCATACCACGTACTACAGCAATATTGCACTGGACAGCCAGCAGATTGCAAAGGCTGCGGATTCTACGAACACTGTCCAGAATGTTTTCGAGGCATGCCATGTGACTGGAACTTAAATGAAGAAGGTGAAATAAATGAAACTGAGAAAGGCAACATTGAGTGATTACGGAGTACCACCGGACGATATACCGACATTACAAAGCCACTTGCGGAATCTTAACGAGAGCGACAAATACAATCTGTTACAGGTATCTATCAAATATGCACCCGGCATCGAATCGCAAATCTATGACAGCATTGTGAACAGCATCGGCTATCGAACGATGGAGAAGATCAGAACGGTTCCTGCAACGGAGAATGACTTTTATGGCTACAAACGCAAGGTCATGGCGGAATACTATCATCTGGCCAAATTGATTGGCAGACTTTAAAAAACTTAAAAATTTATAAAAGTGGTAGAGAGCTATGTACGCCCTAGTATGGTATTATAGTATATATAACTATAACTATGCTAGGGCGTTTTAATTCAGAAAGGATATGATTGGATGTTAATAGGATGGCAAACGAGGAAAATTTAAAACCTTTTAAACCTGGTCGAAGCAGTGAGGAAGCAGCGAAAAACGGCCAAAAAGGCGGCATTGCTTCTGGTCAGTCTCGCCGTCAAAAGAAAACCCTTTCTGAATTAGCAAAAATGATAGCTGAGAACCCTGCTCCGACTGCTGCAAAGAAGAAACTCACAAAAATGGGAATATCTGATGAGGATGCAAATAACAATGCCTGTATTGTAGCTGCCGTATATAATAAAGCCATCAAAGGAAATATGCAGGCAGTGGACAAATGGGAACAGTTGGTAGCCGTATCAAAATCAGACGAAAGCAAATATGAGCTTCCTGCCAGAGTACTTGGTAAGGCATTCGTGGATATTAACCGGCAAATCAAGCCTAATATCGAATATGTATTCGAGGGTGGTCGAGGCGGTCTGAAATCTTCATTCGTAGCTTTTAAGATTGTTGAACTTATTAAGAACAATCCTCAGATGCACGCCTGCATTACAAGACAGGTGGCCGGTACTCTGAAAGATTCCGTATATGCTAACATGAAATGGGCTATCAACGAACTTGGACTGATGGAAGAATTTGAATGTAAGGTGTCGCCGCTTGAAATCAAATATATTAAGACGGGGCAGACAATATACTTCCGTGGTCTGGACGATGAAACCAAGCTGAAATCCATTAAGCCGGAATTTGGCTACATTGGAATCCTCTGGAAAGAGGAAAAAGATCAAATGAAGGGAGATGCTCAGGAACGTTCTGTTAATCAGTCAGTGCTTCGTGGTGGTGACGAGTCCTATGATTTTTCATCGTATAACCCACCAAAATCAAAGTCGAACTGGGTAAACAGGATTAAGCTCACGCCTAACCCGAAAAGAGTTATCCATCATTCGAGTTATCTGGAAGCCCCGGTGGAGTGGCTCGGACAGAAATTTATTGACGATGCAGCACATCTGAAAGAAATCAATCCGGAAGCCTATGAGCATGAATATCTGGGTGTCCCAAATGGTGACGGTGGAAACGTATTTGAATATCTGGAGATTAGAGATATTACAGACGAAGAGATCAGTCACATGGACAAAATATTTCAGGGGTGTGACTGGGGATTTTTCCCTGATCCGTATGCTTTTATTCGTTTGTATTACAATCATAACACTGAAAAGATATATCTCATTGATGAAATTTACGAAAATAAATGGAGTAATAGGAAATCAGCAGACGAGATTCTAAAAAGAAAATATGATGATTATGCTATTACTTGTGATTCTGCCGAACCTAAATCAATCAATGATTATAGAGATTTTGGACTCCCAGCAAGGGGCGCAATAAAAGGACCTGGGAGTGTGGAATATTCTATGAAATGGCTTCAGACAAGAACTATCGTTATTGACCCTAAAAGAACGCCTAATGCTTATAAAGAATTTTCTGGATATGAATACGAAAGAGATAAGGACGGAAATGTTATAAGTGGATATCCTGATGAAAACAATCATTTAATCGATGCCTGTAGATACGCAACAGAATCATTGTGGAGGAGAAGAGGGAATAATGCTTAAAAGAGGGTACAGTCTAAAATATAGACGAATATATAAAATCTGGCAGGGAATTCGTCAGAGATGCAATAACCCCAATGACAAAGATTATGAAGACTATGGTGGAAGAGGAATAAAGGTTTGCAAAGAATGGAATAAAAGTTCAGAAGTGTTTGTTCTATGGGCATTAGAAAATGGATATGCTGATAATTTGAGTATTGATAGAATAGACACAAATTCGGACTATTCGCCAGAAAATTGCAGATGGGCAACATGGACTCAGCAAGCAAGAAACAAAAGAATGGAAAAAATAAATTCAACTGGTGTTACTGGTGTTTCCATGGACAGAGGGAAATATAGAGCAATAATCTATGTGAATAATAAAAAAGTTGATCTAGGCAGGCATGACACGCTTGAAGAAGCAGCAGAAGCACGTAGGCAGGGTGAGATAAAATACTGGGGCGTGAGTGCATAATGGGACTTATAAAAACACTAAAAAGGTGGTTTAACATGATATTCAAAAAACAAGCCGAAGAGGACTTCAACATCCAGGCAGCAGAATTCCCGGAGATGGAATCACTGATTAACCGGTGTGCGAACATATACAGGGGCGTACCAGAGTGGCTAGATGATAAGAATAATATCAAGACGATCAATTTTGCGAAATCTGTCTGCTCAGAGACAGCTCGGCTCACAACACTGGCGATTGGCATTCAGATTGATGGTTCCGCAAGGGCTACGTGGTTGCAGGAGCAGATTGATAAAGTATATTTTCAAATCCGGCACTGGGTAGAGTACGGCTGTGCATACGGAACGGTATTCATTAAGCCAAACGGTGAGAGCCTTGACATATTTACTCCGGCAGATGTGATAATCGTAGATTATGATAACCAAGAAATCAAGGGGATTATATTTAAAGATTCTTATACAGTTGGACGGAAATACTATACAAGGCTTGAATATCATAGATTTGTTGAAACTACCGTGGACGGTGTGACGACTTATCCGTACTATGTATCAAATAGAGCCTATGTATCAAAGTCTCCTCAGTCAATCGGCGACAGAATCGACCTTAAACAGACCAAATGGGCTGACCTTATGGCAGATACGCCGCCAATTCTCAAAGCGAACGGTGAGAAACTGGACGGACCATTGTACGGAGTACTGCGGACACCACAGGCAAACAATGTGGACATTAGCACCCCACTTGGGCTTCCGATATTTGCAGAAGCTATCGAAGAACTGAAGGACCTTGATATTGCATATAGCCGTAATGCCGGAGAGATATTCGATTCTCAGAAGATTGTTCTGGCAGATGATAGACTGCTGATGCCAAGCGGTACACCTGTAGCAGCTATGTCGCCACAGGGCATGGAGAACAGGCGTAATGAGATGAACTTACCGCACTTTGTCAAGAATGTATTCGGACAGGACGAAAAAGAGTTCTATCAGGAAATCAATCCAGTTCTTAACACAGATACCCGTATAAGCGGCATAAACGCCCTTTTGAGCCAGTTAGGATATAAGATTGGATTCTCCAATGGATATTTCGTATTTAATGAATCTAGCGGTATTCAGACGGCTACAGGCGTAGAAGCGGAACAGCAGAGGACAGTACAGTTCATAAAAGACGTTCGAGACAAACTGGAATCCTGTCTGGATGAAGTAATCTACGCACTGAACGTTTACGCCGACCTGTACGGACTTGCCCCCGTTGGATCTTATGAAGTCAATTATGATTTCGGAGACATTCTCTACGTCAGAGAAAACGACCGTGCAAGATGGTGGCAGTATGTAACTACTGGCAAGGTTCCGGCATGGTTATATTTTGTGAAATTTGAGGGAATGACCGAGGAAGAAGCGAAAGCAATGGTTAAAGAAGCTCAGCCAGACGAACCGAAACTGTTTGGAGATGAGTAGTTATGTTAAGTCCAGAATATTTACGCCGGATAACAGAGGGTAGCGAGCAAATTGCCGAAGAATTGCACCAGTACATCATCTCTGAGATCGTGTCGAGAATGATGGCAAGAATTGGCAGGGGTGAGGATTATATTCTGACCAACGCTGATGCATGGAGAATCAGAACACTACAGGAATCCGGTGAACTGCTAGAGGACATTCTGGCGGAACTATCCAAATACACTAAACGTGAACAGCAGGAACTTCTTGAAGCGTTTGAAGATGCCGGAATCACTGCATTGGAGTATGATGATAAGGTATACAAGGCGGCAGGATTAAGTCCTGTACCGCTTGAACAGTCACCATCTATGATAAGGCTCATGGAGCGGAATATGCTTGCGACTATGGGCGAGTGGAAGAACTTCACACGAACAACCGCAAGTGCCGCTCAGAGGCTTTATATCGAGCAATGTGACCTTGCGTACAATCACGTAATGACAGGGGCGGTCGGGTATACGCAAGCCATCAAAGAGGCGGTTAATAACGTTGTGAGTGATGGTGTTACCGTCACATATCCATCTGGCAGAAAAGACACGATTGAAACAGCAGTAGCGCGTTCTGTCAGAACTGGTGTGGCTCAGGCTACGGGAGATATATCCCTAAAACGCATGGAAGAAATGGACTGGGATTTAGTTCTGGTCAGTGCTCACATGGGAGCCAGAACGGGTGATGGCGGTGAGAATCCCGGGAATCACTCATGGTGGCAAGGCAAGATATACTCTCGTTCTGGCAAGAATAAGAAATTTCCGCCGTTCTCGTTGACTGGATATGGAACGGCAAGTGGACTGTCAGGGGTCAACTGTCGGCATAGTTTTGGAGCCAGTGATGGTGAATTTAACCCTTATGCAGAACTATCAGCGCAGGATAAAGCTGATAAAGGTAAGCAGTACGAAAAGGAACAACGGCAACGTACTTATGAGCGAAGAATCCGCAAAACGAAGAGAGAGGTTCTTGGACTGCAATCGGCGGTTAATAACTGCAAGGACGAACAGACAAAATTCGCACTCCAGCAAGACCTTGACCGGAAGTCTTATCTTTTGCAGAAACAAAATGCTGCATATAAAGATTACTGCAAGCAGAACGACCTGAGAGAACTGCAAGACCGCCTTATGATAGCAAAATGGAGCCGCCAGAACGCCGCAAAAGCCAGAGGAGCGGCAAAGAGATATAAAACAGCAAAGGGGATTGACTGATGGACAGATGGGAATATTACAATCCGAATCCTGTTAAGGATAAGAGAACAGGAGATTGCGTTGTCCGGGCAATATGTAAAGCAACCGGTTTTGACTGGGAAACGGTATTCGCCGGATTAATGATACAGGCGTGTGCTCTGTCAGATATGCCAAGTGCAAATTATGTCTGGGGAGCGTATCTCTATAAACATGGATACAGACGTAAGCTGATAGAACAGTCAGAACGATATATCTATACAGTCAATGACTTTTGCACAGACCATCCGACAGGTACGTATATCCTCTGCATAGATGGTCATGTGGTGACAGTACAGAACGGCAAATATTTTGATACATGGGATAGCGGTAATGAAATCCCGGTATATTACTGGGAAAAGGAGTAGCTAAATGAGCATATCAGAATTTGTACAGATTTTCTTGTCTATCTGTGGAGGAGTGTCTATTGTCGGAGGAGCGGCAACTGCAATTTTTAAGTGGATTACCCCAGCATTCCGACTTAATAAGCGAGTAGAGACATTGGAAGAACACGACAAACGAGATTACGAGAGTCTTCAGAGGATTGCAGAGCGTGATTCGTTGATTCTGGAAGTGCTGTCGACCATGTTGGACAGTCAGATCAGTGGGAATAATGTAGAAGAATTAAAAAAAACAAAACAGAAGCTTACAAATTATCTTGCACAGAATCAGCGTTAGCATTAGTAAGGGGTATGCTCATGAAATTATATGTGTTCACAAAGAAAGATATAGACAGGTTCTTGGCAGAGTGCAATTTTACACCGGATGAGGAAAGACTGTTCCGACTGAGATGTAAGGAATATACGCTCGAATACTGCGCTGAACAGATGAATGTGAGTATATCCACGGCGAAGCGATTGAGCCGTAGGGTGAACAATAAAATAATTAAAGTGTGTTAAAAATATGGAGAGGATATTTCTACCCTCTCCTTTTCTTATTTCTCACAGTCTTCCAAGACAGCTCGCTCTAACAGCTGTCTCACATAATCCGGACATTTGCTTTTTCCGGATTCCCAGTTTTCGAGCGTTCTAATCGGTATGTTGTATCTCCTTGAGAATTCTGCTCGGGATATCTTTAAGTGTTCACGCATTTCCATGGTGGACATATTTTCTTTTTGATTCAGATCATCTTCCATAGATCCTTTTGTTTTGTAAGACATGAATCCTACCGCGGATGGGAAAATACGGGTGTAAGTGGTTTTATTTTCGTCAATCCATTTAATACTCACATATACTTTTGCACATAAATATGGCCATTCCGGACTTAATATAGTACCGTCCGCATATACACAAACATCACATTCTTCAGCGATAGAATTATCATATATGATACGATCGACTTCTTCTTTAAAGAATTTCGCACGGCAATAGGCCACGATATCGTCTAACTGGTATCCGTCGCATTCAGGTATAAAACTTTTGATCTGTTTTCGCTTGATCTCCCATAGATTCGTGCTATAATCTTTATCCATTTTAACGAGACTGTCGACAAACCCACCGACAGGAGAGGGATTTAAGATTTTGTAAGCTACATCAAGTTCGGCTTCAGATTTTCCACAGCCTTTCTTGAAATCATGCATTAATTCATCCATCATGGATTCAAATTCAGATTGATTATATTTATACATACATTTCGTCCCCCTTTTCTATCAATGTTCTTTGACATATTTATGTATACGCTCATATAAATTCATTTCATTTCGGTTCGCCATTAATTCGCTTAAATCGTTTGAATCATAATTTGTAGAATATACGGCATAACTGCGATTTTCGATAAACCATGAAGCTTCTTTGATGTTGCTAAGAATCTCCATATCTTTAGCTCTTTTTTCTGCGCGAGCAGGTCTGTCTTCAGCTTCGTATTTTCTAACGAGAGCAGATAAATACGAAATCATGTTTTTTCTTATATCTTCAGCCCATGCAATCTGTTTTGGGCTTCCGACGAGTTCAACTAATTTTTGTTCCATTGTTTTCGCTTCCTCCCATGCTTTCTTAAGACCGGAGGAAATTGTCATTGCAGATTTCTTAACCAGTTCCCATGCTCTTTTCATGATTTGTGATAAGTTGTATTTCTTCATTTCTGTTTCCTCCGTTCCTTTGATGATTATATAATACCACTAATTTGGTGGTATGTCAATACTTTTTCGATACTTTTTTGAACTTTTTAGATTGATACATCTATGCAAAAATATAATCAGAAAGGCGGTGCATAAGATGGCATTATATAACAATCCTTATCAATATAGTTTTGGCGTTCCGGGGCAGATGAATCAGTTCCAGCAACAGCCTGTCCAGATGCCGGCTCAACCAGTACAGCAACCCCAACAGAATAGCAATGGTATCCTGTGGGTATCTGGTGAAGTCGGAGCAAAATCCTATCTGGTAGCACCCGGAACAAGCGTTTTACTGATGGACAGTGAAAGTGAAAAGTTCTACATAAAATCCACTGACGTTTCCGGTATGCCACAGCCGTTACGGATATTTGAGTACCACGAGGTAGGCACTCAGATGCCACCTAAACAGCCTGTCCAGAACATGGACAGCAAATATGTCACCAGACAGGAATATGACGATTTAAAGGGCAAATACGAAGCCATTATAAACCGATTAAATTCTTTTTCTGAACCTGTTAGAGCTAATACCGCGCAGGAATCAGCAGTCAAGGGAGGAAACGCAGATGAGTAATCCATTATTCAATGCCCTCGGTGGTGGGATGTCGCAGGGAAACGGGCCAATGCAGATGGTACAGCAGTTTATGCAGTTTAAGCAGAATTTTAAAGGAGATCCGAAAGCAGAAGTTGAGAAGATGTTACAGTCTGGAAAGATTTCCCAGCAGCAACTTAATCAAGTTCAGCAGATGGCAGGACAGTTTCAGAATCTGCTGAAGAATATGAAATAGTACACTACAATCTGGCCAGATTGATGTAAATACACAATAAAGGAGATTATATTATGGATGGAAATTATAGCTTAGCAGATATTGCCGCTGCTACTGGAAACGGTAGAAATAATGACGGCATGTTTGGTGGAGATGGTAGCTGGTGGATTATTGTTTTATTCATTTTTGCTTTCTTCGGATGGGGAAACAACGGCTGGGGTAATAATGGCAACGGCGGCGGATATGCAGCCACAGCAGCTACCCAGGCGGACATTCAGAGAGGATTCGATAACTCCGCAGTAATCAGCAAGCTTGACGGAATCAATAGTGGCCTGTGTGATGGATTCTATGCCATGAATAACGGTATGCTTACCGGATTCAATGGAATCAACACCAACATCATGCAGACTGGCTTCGGAATCCAGCAGGCTATTAATGCCGATACTGTGGCTAATATGCAGAACACAAACGCATTGCAGGCACAGCTTGCGAACTGCTGTTGCGAAACCAGGGAAGCTATCCAGGGTGTAAATTACAATATGGCACAGAACACCTGTGCACTGCAGAACACTATGAACAGCAACACAAGAGATATTATCGACAGCCAGAACGCAGGAACAAGAGCCATTCTTGACTACCTTTGCAATGAAAAGATTTCTAACCTGCAGGCTGAGAACAATGATCTCAGACGTGCCGCTTCTCAGGATCGCCAGAGTGCATTGCTCACAACTGCAATGGCTTCTCAGACACAGCAGCTCATTAATGCGATTAATCCAGCACCGATTCCGGCATATCAGGTTCCTAACCCGAACACATATTACGGATGTGGATGCAACACTGGATGCAATTGCTGATAACTTCATATTGAGAGTATCTTTCGATTGATTTCGGATGTCGGCTTATGCCGTATTACACAGAGGGGCAGGCCGAGACCTGTCCTTTTGTGATATGAAAGAGGTAAAAATTATGGCAGAATTTACAAATGTAGCTGCTCAGACTGTAGCAGCAAATGGAAACGTAGTATTTTCAAACACAGCAGTTAAAGGTTCTAACTGCATTCAGCACAGAGAGGGAAGCGGAATCATCACTCTGAGAGGACTGACTAATCAGTGTAAAGCGAGATTCTTCGTGGATTTTTCTGGTAATATCGCAATTCCAACAGGTGGTACTGTCGGAGCTATCTCACTGGCTATTGCAATTTCTGGTGAGCCGGTTCTTTCTTCTCAGATGATCTCTACACCGGCAGCAGTAGACCAGTACAATAATGTGTCCTCTGGTATCTATATTGATGTACCTCGCGGATGTTGCGTTAATATCGCGGTAGAGAACACAAGCGATCAGGCAATTTCTGTTGCGAACGCAAACATTGTCGTAACCAGAGAAGCGTAGGAGGTGTGATTATGAGAGACATTAAGGATTTATGTGCAAGAATCGAAGACGAGCTGTCCAAAATCGCTGACAGTGGACTGACCACTGGAAATCTGGAAATGACATACAAACTGATTGATATGTATAAAGATATCAAGAATACGTATTACTGGGACAAGAAAGTGGAATATTACAACACTGTCCTTGATGAGATGCGTAGCGGCTACAATGACGATTACAGCGAACGCGGAAGAAAGCGTGATAGCATGGGGAGATACAGCGCAAATGATGGCAGAATGATGCCGGATTACGACCGGGGCAGTTCTTATGCCAGACGTGGCGAGCATTATGTTAGAGGGCATTACAGCCGCTCTGATGGGCGAGATGCTTATGACGACTATATGACACAGAAGCAGAGCTATCGCTCCGGCAAGTCTGAAGACTGCAAAAGAAAGATGCTTGCCGCTCTGGAAGAGCATCTGGACGAACTCACAACAGAGATGAGCGATATGTCAAAGGACGCAGAGTGCCGGGAAGAACGTGATCTTGTCAAGAGATACGTGGAAAAACTCCGTGATATGCTCTAAAAACACAAAAGTGGTAGAGAGGTAGTTAAAAGAAATATGTTATAATGTAATTGTGCAGCAGGAAGCATAAGTAAAACGGTTGTTTTTGACATTTTCGTTTTAATCCTCCTTTCTTTGATTTTTGTAGCTGGTGCGCACGCTTTAATGGAAAGTTAAGCAGGTTCGAGTCCTGCCGTGCGTATTTGTCATCTGGCACGCAAGATGGCTTACCTCCTTGATTAAGGTTTTTGTTATTCATGCTTTTCTTTTAAAAAAGAAATAAATATCCGAAACAACTCGTGGCAGGCATAACACGTTAAACACCTTGCTAACCCGGGAATCCGGGTTATGTGGAATGTACGCTAGTGGAAAACTGACAGAGTCGCTCTCTGGTCTCCGGTTCGATTCCGGGCGTTCCGCTTTAATCCGCTTAGAGTTAAGCTGTTTGTATACAGGCGGTCTATGTCTCAGGTGGGTTTACGCTATAGCGAAAAAGGTGAAACTCAACTCAGTTTTTTTTAACTGTCCGTTACAGGCGGCATGGAATGTAGCTCAGTGGTAGAGCAATGGCATTGTAAGCTATGTGCCGTAGGTTCGATTCCTGCCTTTCCGATTACCTTGCCAGTGGTCTAACTGGCTTAATCCATTTACCTGCGGCGGCAGGTCAATAAACACGACCAGGAGGATGTTATGCAGAAACTTATTGACACATTAAAATCATTTGGAATTGAAATCCCTGAGGATAAGCAGGCAGATATTAAGAAAGCACTTTCTGAGAATTACAAGAATGCAAAAGAAGTAGCGAAAACCCTGACAAAAGTCGAGGGTGAACGTGACGACTGGAAAGAACGTGCTGAAACAGCAGAAGAAACTTTAAAAGGATTTGACGGTATCGACCCGGCGAATATTCAGACAGAGCTTGCTGGATGGAAGAAAAAAGCCGAGGATGCAGAGAAAGAATTCAATGCAAAAATCTACGACCGTGATTTCTCAGATGCACTCAAAGCGGCACTCGACGATGTTAAGTTTTCCAGTGAAGCTGCAAAGAAGTCTGTTATGGCAGACATTAAAGAAGCCGGATTAAAACTGAAAGACGGTAAAATTCTCGGATTAAATGACCTGATCGAACAGATGAAGCAGTCTGACGCATCCGCTTTTGTGGATGAATCTCAGCAGCAGGCTCAGCAGAATCAGGCAAGATTTACAACGCATGTTGGACAGCAGTGGACACCGGGAAGCATGACAAAGAAAGATATCGAAGCAATCAAAGACCCATCCGAAAGACAGGCCGCAATTGCTCAGAACATCCAGTTATTCCAGTGATTTTTACACCGACTATACATCAGAGTATAGCCGCTAACCCAATACCTTAACAATTATGGGTAGAAAGGATTTTTTATATGGCAGCAAAAGCTAATCTTATTATGACAAATGATATTCAGGTAAAAGCACGTGAGATTGATTTTGTTACCAGATTCGAAAGAAACTGGGAACACTTACGTGAAATACTTGGTATCATGCGTCCAATCAAAAAGACGCCCGGAGCGGTTCTTAAATCAAAATATGCAGAGGGTACATTACAGAACGGAAATGTTGGTGAAGGTGAGGAAATCCCTTACAGCAAATTCGTTGTAAAAGAAAAACCCTATGCAGAAATGACTATCGAGAAATACGCAAAGGCTGTATCTATCGAAGCAATCAAAGATCACGGTTACGAGAACGCTGTTCAGATGACCGATGATGAATTCCTCTTCCAGCTTCAGACTAATGTTACTGAAAGATTTTACAACTATCTGAAAACAGGTACTCTCTCATTCACGGAAACCACTTTCCAGATGGCTCTGGCAATGGCTAAAGGTCGTGTAGAAAACAAATTCAAACAAATGCATAGAAATGTAACTGGCGTTGTTGGGTTTGTAAATATTCTGGACGTGTACGAGTATATCGGAGCAGCTGGGATTTCTATTCAGAACCAGTTCGGCTTCCAGTATGTGAAAGACTTCCTGGGATTCAATACGATTTTCTTACTGTCTGACAGTGAAATTCCGAGAGGAACAGTAATCGCTACACCTGCTGAAAATATCGTTCTGTACTATGTTGACCCGAACGAATCTGATTTCGCAAAAGCGGGTCTTGTATATACTGTATCCGGTGAAACAAATCTGATCGGATTCCATACACAGGGCAATTACCACACAGCAGTGTCTGAATCATTCGCAATCATGGGGCTTACCCTCTTTGCAGAATATATTGACGCTGTTGCTGTCGGAACTATCGACACAACTCAGACACTGGGAACCCTCACTGTAAACTCCGCAGCAGGAAGTAAGAGTGGAGATACAAAAGTAACCATTACTCCGGCAAAAGCAAACGCAGGGAATGCATATAAATACAAAGTTGCATCTTCTGAGACTGCCGTAGACTACGGACAGAATGTGAAGAACTGGAGCGCATGGGATGGCGAATCCGATATTACAGCAGCAACAGGGCAGGTTATCACGGTGGTTGAGTGTGACAGCACCTACAAGGCACTTAGTGCCGGACATGCGACTGTAACAGCAAAATGATGATCTCAGGAGGTAACTGGCATGGCTTATGCAGATTATAAATTCTATACAGAATCATTCGGCAATGTCGTGCCAGAAGCTGACTTTCCACGGCTGGCAGAAAGAGCCAGTGATTTTGTAGACACAATGACGTTTGACAGGCTGGTGGACGGGCTGCCGACGAACGAATGCTCACAGAAGCGCATCAAAAAGGCAGTCTGTTCATTGACTGAATTAATGTATCAGATTGAACTTGCTGAAAAGAATGCAATCAATCAGGCATCGACAAATGTAACCGACATAAATGTCGGGAACATCTCAACAGACATTGTAACATCTGTATCATCCGGCAGCGAATCCATCTCTTACGCAACACCTCAGCAGATCGGAGCAAGTGCAAAGGAATGGAGCGCAGTGTATGCCGCCGCCGGAGATGTACAGAAAACGAACGATTTGCTCCTTAAAACAGCTTTACCGCTGTTGATGGGAGTAAGGACGGATGATGGAATACCAGTATTGTATGCAGGAGTGTGATTAATATGAAAAAGTTATTTATCTCTCAGCCAATGAGAGGAAAGACAGATGAGGAAATTCTCGCGGTAAGAGAAAAGGCAATCAAAAGTGCAGAAAGACAGGTTGGTGAACCGGTAGAAGTTATTGATTCATTCTTCCAGTCGGCACCAGTAGATGCAAAGCCGCTCTGGTATCTAGGCGAATCTCTTAAACTTCTGGCAGAAGCTGACGTGGCATATTTCGCCAAAGGATGGGACGAAGCCAGAGGATGCAAGATTGAGAACACCTGTGCCATTGAATATGGCATTGAGACCATTATTGAGGACTACAGAAAGGACTAAGCTATGGATATTTCAACATTAGGCTCATGCGTAGCAATCGTGATGATCTGCTACATTGTGGGTATGGGATGCAAAGCATCAAAAAGAATCTCTGACGAATGGATTCCAGTAATCATGGCGGTTATTGGTGGAATTCTCGGAGCAGTCGGAATGGGAGTTATTCCGGATTTCCCGGCAACGGATTATATCACAGCAGTTGCGGTCGGTATGTTTAACGGATTGTCGGCAACCGGAGTGAATCAGGTTATTAAACAGACAGTGCAGAAAGAATAATTAAGGAGAGGGTATCATGTACGAAAAAACGGTGACGGTTTTTAATTATTACGAATCAGCCACGACAAGAGATGCGTACTGGTATCCTCATGTTTTATCCGGCGTTGACCTCATTACGGATAAGGGAGCGATACTCAAAAAGTACGGACCAGATGTAACTGACAACGCACAGTTACACGTTCGATACACTGTCCAGAACGGCGATGCAACCATTACTGATAAAGACGGTAAGATTCTCCCATATGTACCGCCTAAGGAGTGGAAAAGGCAGATTAACAACGCTCTGGAAGACACTATCACATTCTCAGATGAATCGTTCTTCTGGGAGGGTGAGTGGACTGGTGGAATAGTAACCGATGGCGATTACCGAAATGGATTCTATCAGTACATGAATGAGAATAAGGACAACGTATTCAAGATTACCAGTGTGGGTGGTCCGTATACACTGATTCCACATTTTGAGATTCTGGGTAAGTAATATGAGTAAGATTCATCATTTCAAAGGATTCTCCATAGTTGACGGAGATATGAAAATCAAGCTGAATATGGACAGGTTCTCCAGACAATACCAAGAAGCCCAGTATCTTCTTGATGGAATGGTTATGGACGGTATGGTTCCGTTTATGCCGATGATTACAGGAGACTTCATTAACCGGACAAGAGTTGAGAGTACATCCTTGCAAGGAACTGGGAAAGTATGTGCGGCGGCGGCTCCTTATGGGCGTTTTCTGTACGAGGGGAAAGGAATGGTTGATGAAGCAACTGGAAGTCCCTACGCGAGACGTGGAGCAAAGAAAGTTCTCGTCAGTCAGTTTTCTGGCCGGACAGCCGCAAAGGAAAATCTTGAATACACCAAACAAGCTCACCCACAGGCACAGGCAAAGTGGTTTGATGCTGCTAAACGACAATACGATGACACATGGATTCGTAAAGTAAAAGCACAGGCAGGAGGCGGCAGACATGGCAGATAAACCTATCGGTAAAGATGCAACTGGATATGAGATTCTGACAGATGCCATGAAAGCACTTCTAAACCAGTATCCGGGGCTATACGAAAATGTAACAATCAAATTTGAGGAACTTGGCAAGGAATCTGGAATTGCGTTCTCAGCAGACAACGGGGCATTGATCTATTCAGAAAAAGAAGATGTTTGCGGCGTAATGCACCAGGTATGCCAGTATCCATTTTATGTGGTATATCGAACAGCATCCGACAAAGAACGACAGAAGCTATCTGTTCAGAAGTTCCTTGACAATCTCGGTAAATGGATATGTCGAGAACCAGTTGCCATAAATGGCGTTGAGACACGTTTGAATGCGTTTCCTGAACTTTCACAGGGGCGAGTGATAAAACGCATCACCCGTGACAACTCATATGGTTTAGAGCCGCAGGAGAATGGCGTACAGGACTGGTTATTGCCATTATCGGTACGCTACGAAAACACATATGAAGTAATATAACAAGTAACAACCGGCTATCAATAGGAGATGGTCGCTAACCTACACAGCCTTTTAAAAGTTATAGGCAGAAAGGACATTTCTATGGCAGTTACAGGCAAAATTGACCGTAAATATATGGCTCATTACATCGACGCAGGTTCTCTCTGTGGGGGGCTGACGCCGAAATATGAGCGTCTTGGGAAAGATCTGGAAGAGTACAATGTAGAACTCAATCCAGACACCGAAACATCTAAAAACATTCTTGGAGAATCCACATTTAAACATAACGGCTACGAAGTTTCTTCTGATGCTGATCCGTTCTATGCAGACACCACCTCTAATCTGTTCACAGCATTACAGAAGATCGTAGATGGACGTCTCAAAGACGACAACCTCAAAACAAAAGCAGTTGAGGTTCATCTCTGGACAGAAGCCACAGCAGGGAAATATGAAGCATATCAGCAGGACTGTTACGTTGTGCCGACTTCCTACGGCGGTGACACATCTGGATATCAGATTCCATTTACCGTCAATTATACCGGCGAACGTGTAAAAGGAAAGTTTGATATCAGTTCCGGCACATTCACAGCTGACAGCGAATGATTACTAGGAGGGTATAGAAAATGGCAAAAACAATTAACACAAACATTGATGATGGATTTCTTCTTTTCACATTTACAAACAAACAGGGTGAAGTGTTTTCTTCATTCAAACTGAACCCTACTGATATTAACGTTGCAGCAAGAGCGGAAGAATTGGAAACTTTCTTTGAGCAGGCTCAGGAATCTGTTAAAAATGTTTCTTCCAACAAAGAGATGGCAGAGATTAATAAGCAGATTGAAGATAAAATCAATTATATGCTCGGATATGAAGCGTCTAAGGATTTATTCAAAGAACCAATTACCGCAACAACTGTTTTTGGAAATGGTCAGGTGTTTGCCTATATCGTTCTGGACAAAATCAATGAAGCACTTGGCCCGGAAATCGAAAAGAGAAAGAAAAAAATGCAGGAAGCGGTCAATAAGTACACGGAGAAATATACAAAATGACCGCCTATGAGTTGCCCACCTCACTCGATATCAGTGGGGTGGATTTTTCTATCAGGACAGATTTTCGAGCGATTATTGATATTCTCATAGCCATGAATGACCCAGAACTGGACGAGCAAGCGAAAGCTGTTGTTATGTTGCAGATTCTATTCGAGGATTGGCAAAGCATACCCCCAGAACATCTTACGGAAGCTTGTCAGAAAGCTTGCGAGTTTATTGACTGTGGACAAACTGACGATAGTCCGAATAAGCCTAAACCCCGTTTGATGGACTGGGAGCAGGATGGAGATATGATTGTTCCGGCGGTAAACAAGGTTGCCGGTAAAGAAATCAGAACAGTACCTTATATGCACTGGTGGACGTTCTTCGGATATTTTATGGAGTCTGGAGAGTGTCTGTTCAACACGGTTGTTGGAATCCGGTCAAAAAAGGCAAAGGGTGAAAAACTCGATAAATGGGAAAAGAAATTCTATCAGGAAAATAAGAATATTATTGACATAAAAACACGTCTCAGCGACGAGGAGCAAGCTTATAAAGATAAGCTGAATGAGATGTTGAACCTCAAATAGTTAGGAGGTGGACACATGGCTGCTGATGGCTCAGTCATTATTGATACTAGAATGGACACATCAGGCGTGCAAAACGGCGTATCAGCAATCAGGCAGTCTTTTAACGGACTTGGCAGCGTAGTAAAAAAAATAGGCGTACTGATTGGCGGAGCATTTGCGATTGGAAAACTGACGCAGTTCGGTAAGGAATGCGTAGAACTCGGCTCTAACCTTGCCGAAGTGCAGAACGTGGTCGATGTTACATTCACAACCATGTCGGACAAGGTAAACGAATTTGCAAAGAATGCTATGACCTCTGCCGGACTGTCAGAAACCATGGCAAAACAGTATGTCGGAACGTTCGGAGCAATGTCTAAGTCGTTCGGTTTCTCCGAAGCACAGGCTTACGACATGTCAACAGCTCTGACACAGCTGACTGGTGACGTAGCATCATTTTACAACATCAGTCAGGACTTAGCCTATATCAAACTGAAATCAGTGTTTACAGGTGAAACGGAAACACTCAAGGACCTCGGCGTGGTAATGACTCAGTCGGCACTTGACCAGTACGCACTTGCAAACGGCTACGGCAAAACCACATCTGAAATGACAGAACAGGAGAAAGTGGCTCTCCGCTTGGCTTTTGTACAGAAACAGTTGTCTGCCGCATCTGGTGACTTTATCCGAACATCTGGCAGCTGGGCAAACCAGGTACGAGTGATGCAGTTACAGCTGCAATCTCTCAAAGCAACAGTCGGACAGGGATTAATTAATCTCTTCACTCCTGTTTTGAGAGTTATTAATATTTTGCTGGGCAAACTGGCAACTCTGGCAAATGCTTTCAAGTCATTTACGGAATTAATCACCGGGAAGAAATCATCTGGCCAGACAGGTGCAAGTGGTGCAGGTCTTGCCGGAACAGATGCAATGGCTGATACGGCAGACCAATATGGAAATGCTGCCGACAATGCCGAAAAGCTGGCAGATGCAACAAATGATACAGCGGACGCAACCAAGAAAGCTACTAAGGCGGCAAAAGGATATCTTAGTCCTCTCGACGAAATAAATAATTACTCAACGGATAAAAGTGCGGATTCATCGTCAAAAGTACCGGGCACAACTGGCGGACTTGCAGATCAGATGAAAGATGCTGTACAAAATGTTGATTACGGAAAGGTTGCAGAAGGCGAGACAGTTCTTGATAAGATGTCAAAACCGCTAAAAAAGATAATTGACAGGTTTAAACAGTTGGCTAAGTTAGTCGCAAAGGGATTCTGGGATGGGTTAGGAGACTACGAGCCGATTTTTGACGGAATAAAAAAGGATCTTGATTCCATATGGAAATCTTTAAAGGATATCTTTACTGATTCAGAAGTTACTAAAGCAGCAAATAATTTTCTTGACTCATTTGCATATGCAATTGGACAAGTTGCTGGCTCATTTGCCAGAATCGGATTAACAATTGCGCAAAACATTATAGGCGGAATCGAAAAGTTTTTAAAGCAGAACACGCAAAGAATAAAGAACTATCTGATAGATATGTTCAATATCGGCTCTGAAATTTCGCAAATCGCAGGGAATCTTGCAGTCGCCTTCGCGGATGTTTTCTCAGTTTTTGGTGGAGAAACCGCACAGCAGATTACTGCGGATTTAATCGGAATCTTTGCTGAAATCGGAATGGTTCTTACAGAAACGGCTGCAAAACTTGGCAGAGATATCCTTAACATGATTGCGCAGCCTTTTATCGACAACAAGGACATTTTAAAGTCCGCAATCGAGGGTAGCCTCGGAGTAATAGAAACTGTAACAAGTGGGGTCTTAACAGTTGTTCAAAACCTTAGTGACGCAATATCGAGGTTATACGATGAACACGTAAAGCCGTTCTTTGATTCTATAGCGAATGGATTATCAAGCATATTTGAGACTCTGATAACTGGATACAACACCTATGTTCTTCCAGTTTTGCAAGGACTGGCAGAACAGTTCAAAGGGCTATTAGAGGGACCATTAGGGGATGCGATTTTAAAGATAGAAACATTCCTCGGAAAACTCATTGATTCTCTGAAACTTCTGTGGGAGTCGGTATTAGTGCCTTTGATTAACTGGATAATCGCGAATTTGCTTCCGGTCGTGGCAGAAATAATTAACGTTGTAGGCACCGTAGCAATAAAAGTTATGAAATCATTAATTAAAATAATTGGTGATGTAGCAGATACACTGAGCGGAATCATTGATTTTCTTGTCGGCGTTTTCACAGGAGACTGGGAACTGGCTTGGCAGGGAATAAAAGAGATTGCGGATGGAGCATGGAGTTTTATCAAAGATGTTGTGTCAGGTGCGTGGGAGATAATTAAAACCGTAACAAAAGGCGCGTTGAGTATAATAAAGAGCATCATCAGTACTGCTTGGAATGCGATTAAAGCATTGACTTCAACAATCTGGAACGCAATCAAAAAGACACTTTCTGGCCTTTGGAGCTCTCTTAAATCCACAGCCAGCACAGTATTTAATGCAATTAAAACAAAAGTTGCGAGCGCATGGGATAGCGTAAAGAATAAAACATCCCAAGTATGGAAAAATGTAACTACATTTGTTTCTAATAAAGTAGAAGCGATAAAAAATGCTATCATCAATAAGTTTAATGCCGCCAGAGATGCAGTCAGATCTGTATTTGAAGGCATTGTGGATTTTATTAAAGCTCCGATTAATCAGGCAATCAGCATTGTTAATAATGCAGTTGGGATGATTAATAATGCAATTGGTGGAATTGAATCTGCATTTTCCTTTGGACCCTGGACTGTTCCAACACCGTTTGGTTCAAAGACTATTGGATTTCATGCGACATTTCCACGTATCGGAACTATCCCATATCTGGCCAGTGGCGCAGTTATTCCGCCAAGGTCAGAATTCCTTGCGGTATTAGGTGACCAGAAGAAAGGAAATAACCTGGAAGCACCGGAAAGCCTATTACGGCAGATCGTCCGGGAAGAGTCAGGAAAAGGGCAGGGAGATGGAAATACCTACAATGTTACAGTTAATGCATCTGGCAGAAAACTGTTAGATATTATTATCAGTGAAGCTGAAATGAGAAGAAACCGGAATGGGAAGAACCCATTTGAGTTAGCGTAAGGAGAAGAATATGCCGCAGGAACAATTTAAAATAGACAACGTTGTTATAAGAGCACCGGATAGTTACAAACCGGTGTTCGCAACCACTTCTACGGAAGACTCTAAAAGAAGTCAGGATTTGATTATGCACAATACACCAATGGGAACAATTGGTGGGTATGACATGCAATGGGGCGAGCTTACATGGGCTGAAATAGCAACCATACTAAATACTGTACTTAACAAAAGTCAATTCACATTCCACCATAAAGACCCAACTATTCCGGGAAGATGGATAGACAGAACATTCTACGCATCAAATTTTAATATGGCTGCGCAAACTCTGAAAGATGGGGAAGAAAAGTGGACAGATTTGTCTATTAATGTAAGGAGGGTTGAGCCGATTTGATAAATGTATCTACTCAGTTGAAGAAAGAATCTCTTACAAACAGAAATTATTACGTGACAGCAAATGTTACATTGTCAAATGGTACAACTCTTAAGCTAGGCAAAAAAGACTTTTATCTGTCTGGAAATGGTCTCGTAGATTCAGCAGACTCTGGGGACTTCCCGGTGGGTGTAGCAATAGAAAAAACGGCAAGTTTATCATTGGTAAATGATGACGGGCGCTTTGACGGATATAATTTTAACGCCGCAAGGTTTGTTATCTTTCTCAATGTGCAGTTATCCGACAGGATAGAAGCTATAAAGAGAGGTACTTACATTGTGTCGAAAAAGCCTGCAACGGCGAGCGAAATAAGTCTTTCTCTCTTAGATAAAATGCACAATGCTGATAAGACATATGATTCTAACCTGTCTTTTCCTTGTACAGTCAAGGAACTGCTCTCAGAATGCTGCCAGCAATGTGGAATCACTCTTGGAGATGCAATGTTTCCAAATGCGGACTTTCAGATTCGGAAAGCGCCATCTAATGCGACATACCGTACAGTAATCGGAATGTGTGCCGGGATAGCCGGTGGAAATGCAAGAATCGACGAAAATGACTTACTCAGGATTATTACGTTTGATAAGACATTTACCAATACGACTATTTACGATGGTGGAGCAGTAAAGAACTGGACAAATGGTGATGATCTGGATGGCGGCACGCTTAATCCATGGACAATGGGGACTGTGATTGATGGTGGTACGTTAAGCAATAACGATTATCACGCGTTATTTTCAATTCAGAATCTACAATATGACGTAGACGATGTTATTGTAACAGGTGTCAAATATGTAGAAGATGAGACCGAATATATGTCAGGTCAGGACGGCTATGTGATTACTATTGACAATCAGCTATTGTCGGGCAATGCACAGGCAGGAGTCGAAGCTATTGGAAATCAATTAATCGGTTTGCGAATGCGTCCTTTCTCATGCGACGGAATTGCCAACGGATACGCCACTTTTGGCGATCCAGTTGAATTTATTGATACAAAGAATCGTGTCTTTAGATCGTTTGTGACAGATATAGAGTTCGTGTTCGGCGGTTCAACATCATGGAGTTGTAGCGCAAAGAGTGCTGAAGAAGATGCAAGCGAGTTTATTGGTGATCAGCAAACAGCGGTAGAGAAGTCAAAAAAAGATATAGAAAAGAAACTATCTGCCTATGACGTAAAGCTCAAACAAATGAACGAGCTTGCAGCAAACACGCTAGGTTTCTTCTATACAGAGGAAATACAAGAAGATGATTCCGTAATTACGTACCGGCATGATAAACCTACACTTGCTGATTCTAAAGTAATTTATAAGACAGGTGTCGATGGATTCTTTTTGTCAGTAGATGGGGGTCAGACATGGAAAGTCGGCTTTGATAGTAATGGAGATGCCGTTCTGAATATTCTCTATGCCATCGGTATTCAATCAGAATGGATTAATACAAGAGGCTTCACAGCGAAAGATAATAACGGGAATACGACATTAAGAATAGATGCCGACACAGGTGCTGTCACATTAGAAGTTGAAAACTTTACCCTGAAAAGCAGAACTATTGAACAAATTGCCAAGGATGTTGTGGATGGGACAGTTCAAAGCAATGTGACTATCCCGAACTATTATGGCACGTATGTGCCAACATTGCAGAATTATCCAGCATCTGAGTGGAAAAGCGAAGAATATAAAAAGCATGACGGCTCGATATTCATGAACTTCTCTACAAGCCAGGTATATATGTTTTCTGGGACTGATGGTACTTGGCAGGAACTGGATGCTAAAAAAATTGTCAATTTCGAAAGAGTTTTTAATGCTCTGACAGACAATGGCAAACAAGAGGGAATTTATATGCAGAACGGACATCTGTATATAAACGCTTCTTATATTAAATCAGGTCAGATTTCAGCTGATTTGATTAATCTGAAGAACATCAACGTTACAAACAGTTCTGGAACGTCAACATTTGCGATTGATAACTACGGAAATGTTACGCTCAGGCCTAATACATTCGTGTTAGCAAATGGCGATACGATATACAGTATTGCTGAGAACAAGGCTTCAACAGCGCTGTCGAATGCAAAAAATTATACAGACAATGCGCTTAGTAATCTTGATATAGGAAAGATGTCTAAACAAGAGATTATTGATGTGCTAAGTGATAACAGTAGTAATAAAGGCCTGTATCTATCAAATGGCAATGTGTACATGAATGCTGATTATATTAATACAGGCGAATTAGCAGGATGGGAAGTTGGCTACCAGAAGCTTTCGGCAAGTGGCACGTATGGACAAGTAGTGTTAGACGCTTCGGGTGGAGAAATCTATTCAGAGACGAATACAGGAGTATATGTACCGGGGTACGGGACACTGTACGGAACACGAATCAGAGGAATTAATCTTTATACAGGAACTGTACACGCAAGCTCAGCCTCGTTTAATACTAGCGTTTCGGCGAGCAGCATTTCAGCGAGCAGTGTTTCAGCATCAGGAAAAGTTAAAGCAGGCACACACGTAGAAGCCAGTGGTCATTTCTATAGCATCGGTACGGGGACAGACCTTGCAGATGCTTCTATCAGAGGGAAGCTGAAAGTAAACGGGACAAAATCAAGATCAGTTTCGACGGTAGACTATGATGAACAGCTCTTTTACTGCTATGAAATGCCAACCCCATTCTTTGGAGATATCGGTGAATCTGTAATATCGGATGACGGGACTTGCATGATTGACATAGATGATATCTTTCAGGAATCTGCAAATGTCGGCATTAAATATTATGTGTTCTTGCAAAGAGAAGGAGAGGGCAACTGCTGGATAGCTGAGAAAGAGCAAAATTATTTTATCGTAAAAGGAACTCCGGGACTTAAATTTTCGTTCGAAATCAAAGCAAGACAAGCTGAATATGAGCATATGCGATTTACCGATCCGGGAGATACGGCTTATACAGACGCAAGAGATATAGAAATCCCGGAACCAAATTATGAGTCAGAAGAAGCAGAGGTCTCGGAACCAGATTATGAATCAGAGCTTATTAACGACAGATTAAACATTATCAATCAAATGGAGGTAATATCATGAAGAAGATTTTAACAAGTTTTATGAATCTTAGCACTGGAGAAGGAAGTCGAATTGCTTATACCTATTCAGAAGTAGACGAAAACACAGGAAGTATCATTAGCCAGAACAATAAGGGCAATTTCCTTGTAATGGATGACAATGTGCAAAAAAATCTTGATTCCGTAAAGGATTACATAAAAAATAATTTCCTTTCATAAGGAGGTAAGTCTAATATGGCTGATACATATACAATACAATTCCGGCGCGGTATGTATGCCGATTTTGATACGTCAAAAATTCGTCCCGGAGAGCCCGTTGCGATTCTTGGCAATGACCCGTCCGTTCCATCTGGTAAAGCTTTGTATATTGCGTTTGCAGCTAATGATGTAAGGCGTTTGTGTTCCATTGAGGATATTTCAGAGATGGTGAATGCCGGAGAATTTGTTGGTCCGCAGGGTCCAAAAGGTGAAAAGGGAGATAAAGGCGATCCGGGAGAAAAGGGTGCGGATGGTACCGTAGCATTTGAATCGTTAACTCCCGAGCAGAAAGAATCGCTAAGAGGAATATCTATTAAGTCAGCTTCTGTTGACACAGACGGAAATCTGACAATAATGTTTTCGGATGGAGACAGTGAAGACGTTGGTAATATTATGGGTCCGCAGGGAATCCAGGGACCCAAAGGTGATAAGGGCGATGTTGGGCCGCAGGGACTCAAGGGTGATAAGGGCGATGTTGGGCCAAAAGGCGACAATATGAGTGATGAACAGGCCGCACAGATCGAGCAGAACAAGACAGACATTGCTTCACTGAAAACGGAAACTGGTTCGCTAAAGGAAGATATATCCAACAAAATCACTAAATTCTACGCAAGTTCGCAAGGTGAATCCCATCTTGCCGATTCTGACAATGGCAAAATTATGGATATGATGGTGTATGGCAAGTCTGAGCAGAAACAGTATTCGGGGAAGAATTTGCTGAATCCTACATTCGAAACTGACACATACAGTGGTGTCGCATTAACAAATAACGGAGATGGAACGTATACAATCGAGGGTACAAATAACAGTTCTGGCGAACTTATTTTTTCGTTAGTACGAACCGTAGATGAACAAAAAGCATTGTATAATTCATTAATTGGGAAAAATGTCAAGTTTATCGTTGAATCTGGTTCTACCATAAGTGGTTCGGTCGGTAGAATATGCTTTGTTTTCTATAATAAAACTGAAAATAGATTTTCTAATGAAACTTATAATGGAGGTAATGTTACTGTTCCTACGGGATACGATTCATCAGTTATTGATATACATATAAATGTTGGCCAGACTGTTCCCAAAACGATTCTTAAACCAATGATTGTGGACGCTTCCTTATACCCAGATGCCACCTACGATACTTTCGAACCCTACACCGGTGGCATTCCAAGCCCAAACCCTGATTATCCGCAGGAGATTAAGAGCGTAGTGAAACCGAGGGTCAAAGTGTGCGGGAAGAATTTGCTAAATACGACATTACAGACTACTACACAGAGCGGTGTTACTTTTACTGCAAATGGAGATGGGACTTATACTCTGAATGGAATTGCGAAGGCACTAATTGATGTATCATTATCTAAGAATTTTCATATTGAAAACGGCAAAATGTATAGAATAACAGGTTGGGTTAAAAATGTATCAGGATCTATTTATTTAGTTAACGGAAAAGATAGTGCGGGAGATACAGGAGATGGAGTGACATTCACTTACATTGATGCGACAAATGACTCAAAAGTTATCCGCATTCAAATCCCTAAAGGTGCAATCATAAATAATGTCATCATAAAACCTATGATTTGTACAGATGCATCTGCCACCTACGATGATTTCGAACCCTACCACGAACAGACCGTCACCCTCCCATATGATTTATATGGCGTCAAAGTCCCAAGTGGTGGTAACGTCACAATCGACGGTCAGGAGTATGTGAGTGATTACTTCGATGTGGAACGTGGGAAGTTGGTTAGGATGGTTGATGATGTAGAAGCGAAAAACTATACATGGAATTTATATCCTAATGGAAATAATATGCCTAGACGCTTTGGGATGAATGATACAATCAGATTTAATATGCCAGCTGATATCAGAATAATGTCTTCTCATTTTAAACAAATAGCAGCGAATACCAGAACCGATTTATCAACTTGGTTCCAAACATATTATATTGCAATAACCGATATGAATGAGAAATGGAAAAATTCTGAAGCATTAATTCAATGGTTTTCAGAAAATAAAGTGCATTTTTATCTGCCTTTAAAAACTCCAACTGAAATCGACCTCACATCCGAAGAAGTCCAGGCACTAAAAGCACTTACAGCATATTATCCAACCACAAACATATCTGTCAATTCAGAACAGCTTGACGGATATACAGTATTCAACTATCCAATTTCAATGGAGAACGGTTGGAACTATGTAAAACAGCAGATAGGTGATACGAGGGATTACATCTATGATATGGACGCACGTACTCAGGACACTGATTTACAGGCGGCAGAAGCCTATGTAAACAGCGAATATGCAGTGACATTAACAGAATTGGAGGTATGATTATGTTATATAGAACATTACTGAAACTTAAAGAAAGAAACGGACTGACAGATGATTTAAAAAATAAGATTGATGTGTTTTTTGCGACTGGCAGGATTACAGAGGAACAGTATAATGAGTTGATGGATGTTAATAAGGAAGAAGAACCGAAAGTGGAAACTAATTAACTAAATGAGGGCTTTAGCTAATTAGGCGTTTTATATTAATAGGAGGTTTGCGTATGACGGATAAGCAAAAAGAGGTACTCAGGAAGATTATTTATGCGGTCGAAACCGGCGGACAGGTTTACGGACAGCAGGATTATTCGGACTTCACAGAAGCTTACACCAATTCTTCTGAAGAACACGCAATTACAATCGGGGCAGGGCAGTGGTATGGAGTTGAAGCCAAAACGCTTTTGGAACGAATTTACGATGCCGGTCCGGAACAGTGGGAGAAGATAGACAAGGTCAGACTTCTGGAACAAGTTCAGACCGCAAATTGGGAATGCTTTAACATTTCCAGAGTATCACAGCTTGCTAATACCATAGTTGCCCTTATTTCGTCCGATTTGGGTATTAAATGCCAAGATAGCCTTATGGATGAACAATTAGCCACCTATACAGAAGAAGCCATTAAACAGGGCGTTACGGATGCCAGAGCACAAGCTATGTGCGTGAACTTTAGGCACCAAGGCGGACGGGGAGCAGTAACGAGGATTTTGGCAAAAACCCAGAAGCCATATACGCTCGACAATCTCTATGCAGCCTGCCAGACGGACACAGGGAATCAGGTGGGAGCATATAAAGACAGGCAGAGATTTGTTTATAATGCGCTGAAAACATATTTTCCAGAAAGTGAGGAGACAGACATGAAAGCAATTGATAAATTAATCCAGATCGCAAAGAACGAGGTTGGCTATCTCGAAAAGGCAAGCAATAGTCAGCTTGATAGCAAGACAGCAAATGCCGGAGAAAATAATTACACGAAATATTGGCGAGATATTAAACCGGATTATCAAGGACAGCCATGGTGCGCTGCGTTCGTGAGTTGGTGTTTCATGAAAGCATTCGGACAAGAGAAGGCAAAGAAACTTTTAAAACACTGGCCATACGTTTACTGTCCGACAATGGCAGATTTGTTTACTTTGAACAGCAATCCAAAAGTTGGAGATATTGTTATTTTTTATCGAAATGGCACATTTACACACACCGGAATCGTAATAAAGGTATCAGGAGATCGGTTCTGGACAGTCGAAGGAAACACTTCTGGTGGCTCTACAATTATCGCAAATGGCGGTGGTGTATGCCAGAAAAGTTACTACAACAGTAATCTTCCTGGAACAAAATTCTGCACTCCAAACTACAACTTAGTGAAGAATGCAACACCAGTTTCAGATTCAGATACGGCCAAAAAGCAGAGCACCAGAGCCTACATTGCGCAGATTAAAAAAGGCACAAAATGTTATACAAAATCAAACAAAAACAGCCCGTCAAAGCTGTTTCCGAAGTTAAAAAAAGGTGCAGTTGTAGAGGTAATGAAGTACACGGAAACCGACAGCTCAGGGCTGAAATGGTACTTCATCCGCATCCCGCATCCGACAGAAGGGTTTGTTTTTGAATTTGTTCCAAAAGGAACATTCACCAGAATTACAGAAATTTCTAAATGATTTTCCCGGGGAATTAACCCCGGGAGTTTTATCTTTAAACATATTTAGTATCATTTCGGAAGTTTTAGACTGTTATCGTTAGTCACACGTTAGTCACAAATAAAAATATTGTTTCCTAATATAATAGTGCTAAAAACACTGTATTTACAGGCATTTGCACAATTTTCTAAATTCTATTTGTTAGTCACAATCAATAAAATTAGAATAATGAAAATGAAATGTGGGAAATCCTTGCAAAATCGCTAAAAACGTTGATTTTAATAGGGTTTCCGGCATTTCGATAATGATATTTCGGTTGTTTTAGAAAGATTAAAATGGGTTCCGTTAGTCACAGTTAGTCACAAATGGAACTTTTATCTTTTCTATTTCTGTCCGAAGTTCTTCCAGCGTCCTGTGGCCGTACACAGCATTTGTGACGTCTCCACCAAAAGAGTGGCCAAGCATTCGTTTTCGGTCATTCTCCCGGACACCGTATTTTTCACACAGCGCAGAAAAAGTGTGTCGACAATCGTGTGGTGTATGTTTCGGATCGCCGACTATTCCCAAACGTTCCAGTGTAGGATAGAACAATGCTTTCCTATGATGCTGCTGAGTATATATGCATAGTTTTCCATCTTGTGTCAGTACTTTCTGTTCAACAAAATGATACACAGCAGAATGTATCGGAACAATTCTGTTTTTACCGGCTTTTGTTTTGATTCCACCTTGAAAGTACTTCTCTTCTAGGTTGGTTGTAAGTTTTAGCACTTCGCCGATTCGCCAACCAGAGTAACACATGATAAGAATGAGCTGTACTTCTGGATCGTCGGTATTATTCCACAGTACCTGCATCTCCTGATCAGAAAATGGCGTTCCATGTTCGGTGTCATTATCAGCATTGACATGGACATATAACGCCTTGTTTTCCGTTACGATTTCTGAGTAGACTGCATATTTGTACATCTGCTTGAACAGAGTCAAAATAGCCATCTGGCTTTGCTTTTTCAGCTTACAATCATCAATAACCTTTTGCATATCGGGAGCCTTTAAATCTTCGAATACGCGATTATGTAGAACAGTGCAGTTTGTATAAGCTGTCCGATATGCTTCCTTTGAACTGTATGACAGTTTTGTCCCCTCTGGGAACTTCCACGCATAAAACTGTTTATATACCTCTGAGAACGTCAATTTCTTGATTTCCGGGTATTTATCCTCTACGCCCTTAATTGTATTGTAGTCGGCAATCAAACGGCTTATAAGAGCATCTATGTCGGTTGTAGGGGACACCTCAAGAGTTCGTTCCATGCCGGGTTGATACGTGCCGGCTTTATATGCTGTCAGAACAGTGAAGCCTTTTATCCAGTCATCTACGTAGCAGATTGCCGGCGGACGTTTTAGTTTGCCATTATCGCCCAGTGTAGCCGGTGGATGCACTGCGAAACAGTTTCTCCGGTTCTTGCCAAGATACCGGATAGAGCCGAAGTTATTCGGCAATTTTGGATATTTCTTTCTTTTCTTCGCCATTTTTATTCCTCTTTTCTTTATGTAGCTGTTTTTAGGTATAAAAATAACAGCCGAACAAATTTTCTGTCTTGTTCGACTGCTCCGAAGATGATACAATATGTTTTGCCAGAATATAGCATCTCTTCGGAGATGTATAAACGCCGTCCCGGTACGCCAATGCCGGGGCGGTTTTTATTTTTTATTCTATTTCTTCAATATCGACTGAATATCCGAGAACTTCTCCGACAGTTGTGCATTTTCCTTTTAGTGTGACTGTATCGCCTTTTGCCATTGATGCGACTTTCGAACGCTGCTCATCATTTTTAATCTGGCATTGAACGCCGATTATCGCATATTCATCGTCAGGATAGAGGGAGATATATTTTCCAGATGAATCAATGTTCCCGAGTCTACCAGTGATTTCTAAGTACTGTCCTTTGTATTTATCAGATGCACCCATTGCATTACTGTCAAGATCAGACATCATATCATTGACCGATACGGATGTGTATTCAATTGGCGCAGGTGTATCAACTTCTTTTGCAGATTCTGTCTTTGCGGATGTGCCGGAAGAAGATGTGGTGCTTGAATCCGAATTTCCACCAACGGCACCAATAACACCAACGGCGACGACTGCTAAAACTACCCATTTAAGTTTTCCACTTTTTTTCTTGCTCATAGAATTGCTCCTCCTAATAGTTTTATTCGCCACGCTTCGCACTTTTTATGCGGATTATGTATTTTGTACCGCTGATTTTGCAATATTATGTAAAGTACGGTTATTCGTGGTATTTTTATTTTATCATTTTAAGAGCATATTGTAAAGATTTAGAACGAAATAGAGTGATTTAGATGAAAAAGAAATGTTTTTTTCTATAAAATAGTGAGAGTTCATGTATATCATTGGCAGTTGCCAAGAGTCGGAATAGATGGTATAATAGCAAAACGAACTAATGTTCGGTTCTATTTCCCACGGCCGGACATATACTGTAGCGTAGATGGTAGTTGTGATAGGGAGGGTTATTATGGATTATAAGAAAGAGATTATTGAACTAATAGAAAATATACATAGCGAAAAATTTATGAAGTTTTTATACAACATGATTATTTCGTTCAAGAAACAATGGGGGTATTAAGAAAGCAGGGAATTAATCCCTGCCTTTTTTATGAAGAAATTCAATCATGTCGAAAACGCTTTTCTTATCAGATTCGCTTAATTCAATCAGCAACTTAACATGTTCAACGATGTTCGGATTTGACATCATCTTTGGAATAAAATCCGTGTTTGTTTCCAAATTCTCTTCCCATCCCATTAGGTAAGCGGGCGTTGTGCTAAGTGCTTTCGCTAACTTATCTATGTATTCAGCAGGAACTTTATCAATATCACCCTTTTCATATCTAAATATAGTTGATCTTGAAACTCCTAATTTCTCAGCCAACTCATCAGCACTCATATTAAGCTGTTTTCTTCTTTTTTTCATTTGTTCACCAGTTTCCGACATTTTCCACACCTCCTTTCCTTGAAATTATAATACCACAAGTGATGCAAATATGCAACAAAAATAATTGCAAAAATGCGATTTTTAGTATTGACAAATGCGACTGCAAGAGGTAATATATAATCACAAAGTCGCAATAATGCTACTGGAAAGGAGGTAAAACTTGTGATTGTAAATATAGCAAGACTTAAAGGTAAAATTGTTGAGCATGGAAATACGCAAGAAGCTGTTGCAAGCGCAATTGGTATGGACAGAAGTACTTTTTACCGCAAGCTGAAAGACGGCGGCGAGAAGTTTACAATCGGTGAAATTCACGGAATTGTAAACGCAGTTCCTTTAAGTAGGGATGAAGCAATAGACATTTTTTTTACACAGCAGTCGCAATAATGCTACCGGAAAGGAGAATAAATGGATGCATTACAATTTAACAAAGCCGTCAGTCAACACTGCAAAGAATCTGGTGGAGACTGTTGCAAATGTGACCTTCGGCTTTACTGTTATCTATCGCCAAGTGAGCGACCAGATGAGTTAGTGAGCCTGGTTATTGATTTTTTGCATAACCACATTGAAAACCATGGTCATTATACCCATCACAGTGCGGCTTCATTTCCGTGTATTGATGATATGGACATGAGCACCGCAGTAGGCGGCGACCGTTATCAGAAACCTCATACTCTTCATAAACAGTCACATGCTTATGAATCTTGTGGCAATGATACAGTCGTGTAATTGTTTCAACCATATAATTCCCCTTTCGTTATACTCGGCATGTCGGTGCCTGTAAATGCATTATAGGTAGAGGGGAAAGGAAATACAATAGGTTGAATAAAAATCGTATTAAGAGATAAAAGCAAAGTAAGGAGGTAAAAAATATGAAACGCCATCCGATTATGGAATATGTGATTCCAGCAATTGTAGCAAGTGTGACAACAGTTTTAATCCGTTTAGTGCTAGGGTGGTAAGAATTGAAGCAATAATGAAAGGAGTAAATATATGAGCGAAGTTGATGCTTACATCAAGGAAAATACAAGGAGGAAAACCAATCAATGAAAAAATTCGAACTGACAGCAGAGTCAAAAATCAACATCTTTGGAAAGAAGCTTTTCCGTATCAAGGCGCTTATATCATTTGGAGATGTAGAAGAGGGAGAAACTGGTGGGTGGATTGAGAAAGAGGAAAACCTTGAACAGTCCTCCGGCAATGCATGGGTCTACGGCGATGCAGAGGTCTCCGGCAATGCATGGGTCTACGGCAATGCAAGGGTCTCCGGCGATGCAGAGGTCTCCGGCAATGCATGGGTCTACGGCAATGCAAGGGTCTCC